CGCCGGCCAGGCCTGTGCTTAAAGATATCATCCCTGAATCTTTCAAAGATAAACCTTGGGTGAGTGAACTCAAAGACATTGACGGGCTTTTTAATAAAGTCGATTTTTTGCAGTCTAAAATTGGGGAACGTCCTGCCGGGATTCCTCAAGAAAATGCGCCCAAAGAGGATTGGGAAAAATTCAACAAGGCATGGGGTGTACCTGAAAAGCCGGATGATTATAAATTTGACGCGCTTCCTGAAGGCGTTCCGGTTGATGAAAACTTTCAGAAAGAAATTAAAGGCGTTTTGCACAAAGCCGGTGTCAATCCGCGTCAGGCCAAGATTCTTGAGAAGGGGTACAATGAGCTTCTTGTGAAATCGATGGAAGGTCTGAAAGGCAAACAAGTCGAACTCGATAAAGGGTTTAATGAGCTTGCGGACAAGACCTTTGGTGCAGATCGGGATAAAGCCCTTAAAGTTTCCCGTGCGCTTCTTGCCCGGTACACACCTGAAGAAATGAAACCGTATCTTGGAAGTCTGTCCAATGAGCAGTTGGTCATTATGGCGGCTACACTTACCGGTATTCAGAAGGAATTTATCGATGAAGATAAGCTTCCCACGGGCGGTGAAAATGTCGGTCCGCAGTCTCAGAGTGAAAAACGCGAACTTGCCAAACAGCTTATGGCGTCTGATGCGTACACGAATCCTTGGCACCCGGAACATGAGGCGACCAAGAAGAAAGTGGACTCTCTTTACGGCAATGCGTAGAGGTTAAAAGAGTGTGCAAGATAAAAATATCTTGCACACTTTAATTTTTAAGAGTAAAATTTTTTTCCGATGGAGGACTTGCATAAAGCCCATCTGACGGTAGTTAATTCTACCCGCCGAAGCCGGACGATACCGGTTAGGTTCAACGCCCATCTTCTCCTAGATGGAGTACGTTACCGAAAACTGATACGTTTTTGCTAATTTATTCCATTAAGCTAAAAAGGAGAAGACCATGCCACAGTCGATTGACAATAATCTGATCACACAATTCTCTGATCAGTTGCACGTTAAAGCGCAACAGATCAGAGCGCGTCTTAAACCCTTCTTCATGATGATTCCCATGATTGGGGACCAGTTCGCGTATGATGGACTTGGAGACGTTGAGGCCCGTGAGTTAGTGGGCCGTATCAATCCCACCGTTTTCGATGATATCGAACACAACCGGCGCAAAATCCGCAGACGGCGCTTTGTCGTCACTCTGCCGATCGATGCGTCCGACGTGCGCGGTATGCTTCTGAACCCGCAGGGACCTTACGCTTCTGCTTCCATTATGGCCATGGAGCGTGTATTTGACCGTGTTGGTATTGAAGCCGCGACTGCCGATGTTTTGACTGGCCGTGATTTTGGTACAACGGTCACGTTTGCCGCTGATGGTGGAAACACTGTCAACGCAACCGGTGGTGCGACTTATGCGACGCTTTTAGAGGTCAATAAGTTTTGGCGCAATAACGAAGTCGGAAATCAAATCCCTGAACGTAAAATTCTTCTGATCACCGGAACGGAAGAAGAAGATTTTATGGCAGAGACCGAACTTACGAGCGGCGATTTCAGCCGTCAGTTTGTGGTTGATCAGGGTGAGATCACAAAAGGCGTCGGCCTTCAGTTTGTGATCTACGGCGCTGATGTTGCCAATCCGCTTCTGAGCGTAACGGCCGGTGTTCGTGACTGCCTTGCAATGACGGAGCGTGGTTTGGTCTATGGTCTATCCAAGAATATGTCGGTTACGGTTAAAGACCGTCCTGACCTTGTTGAGACTGCTCAAGTGCAGATCATCGGGGAATTGGGCGCTGTCCGTACCGAAGGTCTCTTGGTCCAAAAATACCAAACAACCGTCTAATTTAAACCGGTCAATGCAAAGGAGAAACTACCATGGCTGTTGAAAATAAATATGTTGATTCGGACATTCAGAACCAAAAGAAGGGGCTTGCGGCCGCTGTCCACGGCGCAAAATCCATCACACTGATCAAGTCCTTTGAAGTTGCGGCCGCGGACGATAACGGCTCGGTTTATCGAGTCATTAAAAACGTGGACCCGCACCTGATTATCGCGGACATTGAGATTCTCAATGACGCGATTACAGCAGGTACCGACTACGATCTTGGGCTTTATGAGCCGCTTGAACGTGGTGGTGCGGCGATTGATGCCGATGTTTTCGTAAACGGTATTGATCTGTCTAGCGCTCGTATTCATGGAGCCGGAGCAAACGGATTGACAGCGGTTGACGTTGCCAATGCCGGTCGCCGGATTTATGAACACGCCGGTCATACGCTTGAAACCCGTAAACTCGGCTATGACATTGCCTTCACAGGTAATGTCGTTGGTACCGCCGCCGGTACCATCACGCTGAAGATTACTTTGGTCGAAGGCGCGTAATAGGCTTCTGATCGGTCTGAAGTAATTTTGAGAGCGGTAGGGGCCTAAAAACTCCTACCGCTCTTTTACTTTAAGGAGAACTCAATGGCCATTGAAGCCCCTAATTCTGAAGTCGATATCTGCAACCTTGCGCTCGATCTTCTGAAACAAAAACCCATCGTTGATTTAGACCCGCCGACAAATCAGGTTGAAGAACTCTGTGCGCGTTGGTATCAGCAAAAACGTCGTGCAGTTCTGAGAAGTCATCCATGGAACTTTGCTATGAAGCGGATTGCGCTGACTCCGACTTCATCCCCTACGCCTGTTTTTGGGTACACCCATGCGTATAATCTTCCTTCTGATTTTATTCGGTTTGCCGGGCGTTTTGATGAATATGGAAAAGTCTCCGAACCCGACAATGAAAAATATGAGATTGAAAATGGACAGTTTTTATATGACGGGCAGGATAATTCCGCGATCTATATTCGTTACGTTTTTGACCAAGCGATTATCTCTAAATTTGACCCGCTGTTTATTGAAGCACTTGCTCTTGAACTTGCGATCGTTATGGCCCCTAAATTTTCAGGGACCGAAAATCGAGTTGCTACTCTACTTAAAATGCGTTCTGAAGTGATCGGAGAAGCACGGGCTATTGATGGGCAAGAGCGGCCGCCTAGAAGACGGCAACACTCCAATTGGATAAAGAGACGCAATGCGGGGTATTCAACCAATACGGCTGATAAATATACAAGGTTTTCATAATGGCTAAGGAAGAAATTATCGTCAATAATTTTTCGGGCGGTGAACTTAGCTCGAAAATGTTCGGCCGTTATGAACTTGCGATTTATAAAAACGGCTGTCGGCGTCTTCAGAATTTTATTTCTGAAACGCAAGGCCCGGCTCGATACCGGACCGGTACTCGTTACGTCCATCATACACGCTTCAATAATCCTGCCAATCTTCTTCTGTTTGAATTCAACGATGAACAGGCCTACCAACTTGAGTTTACGGACGGGTACCTTCGTTTTTATAAAGATGAAGCGATCATCACAGAGGACCCGGTAGCGATTACAGGCCTTACGCAAGCGGACCCCGGAGTAGTGACATCTGTGGCCCACGGGCTTTCTGATGGTGACGAAGTTTTTCTTTTCTCTGTCGGCGGCATGACGCAAGTAAACGGCATGAGTTATATAGTGACCAATGCCACGGCTAACACGTTTGAGCTTTATGATGTGGACGGGAACTCTGTTGATACGACGGGGTACGGAGCGTACACGTCGGGTGGTGTGTTCCAAAAAATCTATGAAATCCCAAGTCCCTACACTGAAGCGCTAGACCTTTTTTCGCTTGACATTACGCAAAACGCCGACGTTGCCTATATCGTCCATCCGTACTACGAGCCAAGAAAGCTTACGCGCACAGGGCATACGGCATGGACTTTAAGCTTATTCTCGCGGACAAATGACCCCTTTACCGATCAAAAAACGATCACCGCGATTACCCAAGCCAACCCTGCTGTTGTTACGTCAGTCGGTCACGGATATTCCAACGGAGACACGATCTATATTGAGAACGTGGCCGGTATGACGGAAATAAATTCTCAACCCTATAAGGTGAAAAACGTCACCGCGAACACTTTTGAGCTTACCGACCTGAACGACGTGAATATCGATTCTACCGGGTTTACTGCTTACACTTCCGGGGGGTATGCTTCTGATCAAAACCTTTTACCCGGTGCAGTCACTTTCTATGAATCCCGGCTTTGGTACGGAGGCACAGATGATGCCCCAGATAAGTTCTTTGGGTCGCGTTCTCCTGAAGGTGCAGGAGACCCTAATCCGGGCGACCCGCGGTACGATGATTTTACGACCGGAACAGACCCGGACCATGCAGTTGAGTTTACGATTGCAGACGCCGAAGTTAATAATATCCGGTGGCTTCGCGGCACTGATCGTCTTCTTTTCGCCGGCACGTTCGGGACCGAAGTTAAAATTCAAGGTGATACGACTGAATCGCCGATTGCTCCGGATTCGATTAGTGTTCGTGCAGAGAACCGGCTTGGGGTTGCAGATATCCGACCGATCAATAAAGAAAACATTTTGATCTACGTTCAAAGAGGGAAACGAACTCTCCGAAGTTTTGAGTTTGACGCGCTTGCGGATTCTTTTATTTCTGTTGACCGCAATCTTGTCTCCGAAGAAATCACTCAAGGACTGATCAAACAGATGACTTGGCAGTCTGGCCGGCCGAACGCTGTTTGGATGGTGCTTGAAGATGGCAAGCTTTTGGGACTTACCTTTAAATCCCGTGAAGATGTTTCAGGATGGCACAGGCACGATACGAAAGCCGGCACAGATCAGTTTTTTAGTGTCAGCACCATGTCCCGACCGAACGGCTTTGATCAGGTGTGGGTTGTAGTCAAACGGACAGTGGATGGGAATGTTCGGTATTATGTTGAGTTTTTTACAGACCCGGCGGTCATGCCGAATCGTCTTGACTTTTTTACGGCGATTGAAAACAAAGAGGAAGATAATGCTAAATATCTTCGAGCAGTTGTGGAATCCCAAAAAGAATACATCCACTTGGATAGTTCTCTTACATACGACGGAACCACCGCGGGGGTTTCTGCGGGGGCTTCTGTCACTCCTGCGGCAGTCAGCGGCAATTCAGTGGTTTTTACCGCGTCGGCCGCAGTTTTCGCGTCCACCGATGTTGGACGTGAAATTCGCAAGAAAGCAAACAATGGGGACGGTTACGGTCGGGCAAAAATCCTTTCATACACAAGCCCAACTTCAGTGACCTGTAAGGTTATTCAAACTTTCGATTCCACAGATATCATGACCGCAGGAAATTGGTATCTGACAACGGATGGTCTGTCGGGTCTCACCCATTTAGAGGGGGAGACGGTTCAGGTCGTAGCTGACGGGAGTGTTCATCCCGATAAAACAGTTACGGGTGGGGCGATTGCATTGGACTATCAGGCGTCGAAAGTCCATATTGGGTTGAAGTTTATCGGCTTTCTTCAACCCATGGCAATCGAAGGGACGGGGACCTCTGGACCGGGGCAGACTAAGAACAAGAACGTGTATCGCGTGGGTGCGCGGTTCAGCGAGACGCTTTACGCTGAATTCGGGACGGATATTTACGACCCGGAAGTGTTCGTTTTTAGTGACGTGCCGATAAGTGTGGGAGACCCGACTCCTATCTTCACGGGAGTTCGTACAATCCCATACACTGATGATTGGGAAGAAGATAAGATTGTTTTTATACGGCAGACAAAACCGGTTCCGTGTAATGTTCAACTTTTGATGTTGTTCTTGGAAGGTGATAATGAGTAGTGGAGTTACCATCGTTCCTTTCGACCCACATCATTGTCAGGTGATGGACGTAAGAGACGTAGAGTTTCAAGATACGTTTCAGCTTAAAGATGTTTATTTACGGTTGCAGGGGGTAAAGGAGTCCATAGACCGGGGTGAAGGTGAAGCAGGAACCTTTATCCATAACGGACGGATTCTTTGTTGCGCCGGGTTTAGGAAATTATGGCCCGGAGTTTTGGAAGGATGGATTATTCCTTCTATTTGGGTGAAAGAGGCACCAGTTTCTTTTGCGAAGTATATGCGCCGGTATCTCGAAGCAGTAGCCAGTACATTTAAAGCGCACCGGGTCCAAACTCTTTCCCCCGATGACCAGTTTCATGAACGGTGGATGAAGTTTATGGGGTTTGAAAAAGAAGGCGTTTTAAAAAATTACACACACCGTAAACATAATTACGGCATTTATGCGAGGTTATTTTAATGGGCGACCCAGTAACGATTGCGTTTGTGACTTTTGCGGCAGTTTCCGCGGTCAGTTCTATTGCCGGCGGTATGACCGCCAACAAAGCCGCGAGGGCTGAAGCATCGCTTCTTGATGAACAAGGCCGCATAGCGCAACAAGAGGCCGCGGCTGAAGCCCAAAGAGTAGCAAATGAAAACCGCAGGTTTATGAAGCGGCAGAAACTTGCCTTTCTTAAAAATGGGGTATCTCTTGAGGGCAGTCCTTTGTTCGAGCAAGAACGTGTTCTCAGAGAAAGCCAAGAAGAAGTCAACGCGGAAGTACGCAGGGGTAACGCACAGGCAGAACTTTTTTCAAGACGCGCTCAGATTACGCGCAATGAAGGGCGTGCGTCTATGATCGGCGGCATCACTCAGGGTGTCGGGGCGGTATTTAATGCTTTTGGTACCGGCCGGGCAGGAGGGCTATTTTAATGCCTAGAATTCCACAGTTTGAACAGAGAAAACTTGCAAGTTCACTCGTCGGTACTCCGGGCGTTGACCGGTCGGGGGAGCAGACGTTTAACGCGATTTCACAGGCGAGCGGAAGTGTGGCCAATACTTTTGGAGAAATGGCCATTAAACGGCAGAAAGCCGCTGATCAGGCGTCCGCTGACCAAGCGGTTACTGATTATGAGATTGCTCTCCAACGCGCACACCAAGAGCATGCGGTTAAGTATTCAAATTCTGCTGAAGACCCTAAAAACCGGACAAATCTTTTTTCAGATACGGCAAAAGAACTTCGTACTCAGTTTGAGGACACTCTATCGAGTGACCAGGCCAAAGCGCTTTTCCGGTCAGCGTCAGTAGAGCCGACACGAAGCCGGTTGTTACAGGAAGGGAAACTCGCTTCCGAAACACAAGTGCTTGTTACGACCCGGACTTTGACGGACAACCTTAATAAAACGGCGCTTAATACTTATGAGAACGCCAAAATTCCCGGTATGGATTATGAGAGTCGGGTTCAATCACTTCGGAGTGCAATCAATATATCGGCACAGCGGCATATTACTGCCGGCCGTGGAATTTTAAGTGAATCTGAACTGAAAAAGACCGCTGAAAAATCGGTTGTTCAGAATTTCGAGGCGACGTACAACGCCATGCTTGAGACAGACCCCGAACAAGCGGTCCAACTGCTTGAGGACCCGGAGCTTCAATTCGTTTATGGGTTTATGGATGAAGGTGAGAAAGCCAAGAAGATTAAAGAAGCTGAAGATGCGGTCATTGATTTTAGTAAGGTAGTCCAAAGACAAGAACAACTGGCTTTGTTTACAGAGAAGAAAGCTCTTATAGATAAACTGCGGCAAGGGGATTTAAGTCTTGGTGAGATTGAGCAGGTTTCAGATGAAAAGACGCGGGAGACTTTGCGCCAAGCTAAACTTAAATATGACCCACTTACGGCTGAAGAAGTGGACGCGATTAGCGCCCGGCTTCAGGTTAATTTTGATGCGCTTTTTGAAAAGAAAAGTAACGGGGAGATTGATTACGCAAAACTTAGAAAAGAGGTGTCGCTTCCTGATATCTTGAAAGTTCAATCAGACCACCTTGACGCATTTAAGAACGGGATTTTGACCAAAGAAAAATTGATCACTCAAGCTTCGATTATTCCTGCGGTTCTTCTTGAAGCTGTTGAGAACAAACGGCAGAACCGATTTTGGGCTGTCGTGGATTCGATTAAACGGTTTAATCAGGTGGCTTTGGCCTTCACGGGTGGGACAGTATTCAACGCGGCCGGAGAAGCGGTCACGGCAGAGCGTAAAATCCGCGCTGAACTTATGGACGAATACCTTGAAAAATTCGACAAGATTGATTTTGAAGACCCATTAGCGGTCGCCAAAGCGCGGGAGGACGTGGTTGCGCTCTATCAACAACGGCGCAATGAGAACCGTCGCAATCTGGAAGTGGGCGATACAATTCAGACTGCCGCCGGGCCTAGAAAAATAAATTTCTTTCATGATGACGGAGAACCGGACGTAAATCCATGAGACTTTCTGATCTTAACAGTTCAGTAATGGTTGATTCTGAAAGCGGAAGTCTTGAGCAGAATCAATCTAAAGAGAATAATACCGGCCGTCGGCTTGGTGATGTGGCGTCTATGGCACCCATTCAAATATCCGTGACAGAGGGCGCTGATGGTATTTCTTTTGACATCGCTCCTGAAGAAAGAGCGCGGGTTGCCGCAAAAGGTGAAATCGGATTTATGGAACAGCTTCGCCGCACGGATAAAACCGAACTTATTCCGT